GACGGGTATTCACTTTATTAATTAGTATAGAGATTACAAAGAACTTAAATATTTGAAACGAACGCAAGTGAGTTTCTATCTTTTATAATTAATAATAACTGAATATTCAATCAATAGAGGACGGTGAATATACATTGTTCGAAGATAAAATGCCTAACAGTTATAACAATGTAGACCTTACTCAATTATCTGATAAACATAAGGAATTCGCTGAAGAGTATGTAATTGATATGAACGCTACTCGTTCCGCTAATGCGACAGGTTATTCTAATAGACAAGCCTACCGTATCTTAGCACGACCTGACGTTCAAGCATATATGGAGTGGCTAAATGATTCTCTTCGTTCAGACCGTGTAGCAAGAAAGCAAGAGGTTATGGAACGTCTTACTAAAATTGCCCGTGGTGACACAAGAGAAGAAGTGGTTCTTCCAAGTGGCGACCGTGTTATTAAAGATACTTTGATTAAGGATAGAACGAAAGCCCTTGAACTTCTAGGAAAACATTATAAGTTATTCGTGGACGTACAAGAGGTTAAAACAGAAACAGTATTTAACATTGGGTTCTCAGAAGAAGAGGACACAGAAGAATAGATTAAAGACCTTTCCCAAGGTCGCCTTGAATGGTTCAGACAAAAACTTTAGGGTTCGTGTTTACGGACGGTGTGACTGAGTAACGGGTTAGAGGTCGCTTCAATGAAGATATGGTATAAGGGTTATTACACTTGACTGTCTATCAAGTAATCGGGGTTCGAGTCCCCGTATCTTCGCCAAATGGAAATGTGGCTGAGTGGTTTAAAGCAACCGCCTTGAAAGCGGTCGGGGTGTAAAAGCCTCCGTGGGTTCGAATCCTACCGTTTCCTCCATTATGTGCGTGAAGGTCAGCGACATTAGTTAATAAAAGAATCGACTATTTATAGAAAAGGTTCAGTCCCTTTTAACATTGTCAAGTGGGTTCGATTCCCACCTACGTACACCAATGGGTAACAGGCTTATAAACCTTAATGCGTTACCCTCACCGCCCGTTTAGTTAAATGGTATAACGATTGACTTGTAATCAATAGTTGGTAGTTCGATTCTATCAATGGGCATAGACCTGAGAATGTTGAAAAACTTCTCCGTCATGGCAAGAAAGGCGTTACTTCCGAAGCAAGAGGGTAAACACTCACAGGGGTTAGGGTCAGATAGTACCTTAACTTCGGTGAATTTACTTTTTACCTATCACAAATTAACAACAGTATCTAAAGGGCTTTTATTATGTCGGTTATCCGACTCCATTTCTTTTTCCTTCTTTCTTTTCCCTTTAGGTACTGTTTTTAGTTTGTGATTCTTTTGTTACAAAGAGGACACAGACTAAGAGAAGGTGGGAAAATGGAAAAGAACACTAACAATATCAAGTTAAATATAAACCCTAAAATATTCAATGACATTTACTTGAATTACCCGTTACCTGACGGTAGAGTCATAAATCTGTTGGACGATTATAAAACACGTACAATGGTTTTTTATGGTGGAGGGGGTTCAGGAAAGTCAAAGTTTGCAGTACAAAGAACTGTACTGAAATGCCTGAGATTAAACGGTAAACGTAAGCGTAAGGTCTTAGTAGTCCGAAACGTCTTAAACACCGTGAGGGACTCAGTATTTGCCGAGTTTAAGGCGTGTATCTCCGAGTGGGGTTTATCGTCTTTTGTTCGTATCACAGAGTCATATTTGACTATTGAATTTGCTAACGGAAGTGAAATCTTATTTAAGGGTATGGACGACGAAGAGAAGATTAAGTCTATCCAAGGTATAACAGATATCTTCGTTGAAGAGGCTACTGAGATTGACCTTGACAAGTACGACCAATTACACATTCGTCTACGTAACAAGAAGGCGGGTTTCAACCAAATAGTCTTATGTTACAACCCTATTGGAAAAGACAATTGGGTCTATCCGCATTTCCACGAACAGGGTAAACCGTTAGAGGAAAACTGCGTAGTAGCCCACACTAATTATACACACAATCGCTTCTTACCACAAGAAAATATTGACCGTTTGCTTGAGTTAAAGAGAACTAACCCATTCAAGTATAAAGTTTATGCTTTAGGAGAGTTTGCTTCACTTGGTAAAGGTATCTATGAAAACTTTACGGTAAGAGAATTTGATGAATATGAACTACGTAAACAAGGTATTAAATGTTACTTCGGAGTTGACTTTGGGTATACAAACGACCCTTCGACACTTGTTAAAGTTTACGTTGATGAAGTTAATAAGAAGATGTATATAGCTGATGAAATGTATCAAAAAGGAATGTTGAATAAAGAGATATTCCAATGGATACAACTGAGGGGCTATCAAGGTGAAATTATCACCGCAGACTCTTCCGAACCGAAGTCTATTGAGGAAATCAAAAGGTTAGGTATCCGAAGAATGAAAGGGGCTAGAAAAGGTAAGGACTCAATACTTCACGGTATTCAGTTCATACAAGCCTATGAAATCATTGTCCACCCAAGATGTAAGAACGCAGAAATTGAATTACAAAACTACACTTGGAAAAAGGACAAGACAACTAATGAATATGTAAACACTCCTGAAGATAAATACAATCACTTACTCGACGCTTTACGCTATGCGGTTGAGGATATTATGCCTCGTAACAGACTGAAACCTATGGCTAGTCGAATGTTAGGTCTTTAATTTTCTGAAGATTCTGACTATTAAACTTAAAGAAAGGGGGCTACCTGATGAACCCTAAAAGTAATTGGTCTTTACGAAAATATCACTTACCTAGAAACTTCACGCTTAGTCAGTTACTAGACCAAGTGAAGATTTTCATTAGTCACCAATACCAATACCAAGTTTTAGAAAACTACTACATTGGTAGACACGATATTCTTAATCGTAGCATGAACGACGCTTCGAAGCCAAACAACAAAGTTGTAAATAACTTCGCTAAATTAATCGTTGACACTAACGCTTCTTACTTCTTAGGTAAGCCTATCACTTATGTAGGTAACAGTCCTGACACAGTTAAGACAATGTCAGAGTGGTTAAGTTCAAATGACGCTAGGGACGTTGACGCTGAGTTATCAAAGCTATGTTCTATGATGGGACACGCTTTTGAATTCCATTGGATTAATTCAGACGGTGAACACAAGTTCAAGTATGTAAGTCCTATGAATGTATTAGCTATTTACTCAGCCGACCTTGACGAAGAGTTATTATGTGCGGTTAATATCAGCCAAGTTAAAAACAACTTAACAGGCGAAACAATAACTAGCTTAGAAGTCTACGACGACAAAACAATCACACGTTACCAATACGGGGCAGACGAAAGCCCTAAATTATTAGGTTCAAAGCCTCACCTATTCGGGGAAGTTCCTGTTATCGAATATATCGCTAACGACGAAAGACAAGGGGACTTCGAATCTATCATAACACAGATAGACGCTTATGACCAAGTAGTTTCTGATTCAGTAAATGACGTTGAGTATTTCAATGATTCTTACTTATTGCTGAAGGACTTAAACGCAACTACTACGGACGACATTTTAGAAATGAAACAAAACCGTGTATTAATGGTTGACGGAACGGGTGACGCTAGTTTCTTAACTCGTACTATTAATGACGTTCATATCGAAAACATTAAAGACCGTCTAGTACAAGACATTCACAAAATGTCACAGACACCTAACTTATCTGATGAACAATTCGCTACAAACTTATCAGGAACTGCTATTCGTTACAAAATGCTATCTCTTGAAAACCGTACTGCTATGAGAGAAAGAAAGTTCACTAAAGCTATCTTCAAACGCTTACGATTAGCTTTCAAAACTCTAGGACTTAAAGGTAAAGAGTTAGTTAATGACATTCACCCTGTATTTGTTCGTAACTTACCCGCAAACCTTGTGGAGTTAGCTGATATGACTATCAAGTTAAAGGACATTGTTTCTGATGAAACTCTTCGTTCTCAATTACCGTTCGTAACTGACTTAGAGAAAGAAGCTAAGTTAGTGGAAGAACAAAAACAGAAAGAACAAGAAATGACTTTAGAAATGAAGATGTTCCCTTCAGCTAGTGAGTCTAACGACCCTCAAGGAAACGGTACAAACAATAACGGTCAAAACACACACAACTTACAGAAAACTGCTACTAAGGAGTGATTGGTAAATGCCGACCTCCTTAGAACAGTTACATGAAGAGTTTATAAAGAAGAAGCTAAAGAAAATGGAAAGGGACTTAGTTAACAGTGTTGACAGTCCTTACAAGGAAACTTCTGACACAATCGTTAAGAAGGTCGAGGAAATCTTCAAGAAATATGAACACGTTCCTGAAGTGCTTCGATACACAATGATTAAACAGGAGTTCGAAAGACAAAAAGTGTTCAGACAGATAGAAGAAAGGTACGACTTAATCGGTAGGAGTTATGTACGCTTTTTAAAGGGTTCTCTGAAGGAAAACTTTGAAGAAGCAGTCAAACATAGCGAACTGATTTTAAACGACCTTAAAACCAATTCTGATAAGTTTCAGCTACATTATGAGGAAACGAACGATATTGAGTCGGATTGGAGAAGAAGGACTAAGAAACATAGCCAAAAGGTTAACACAATATTAACACAGGGCATAGCGAAGCACGAAGCAGTAGACCAAATTACCGAGAAGCTGATTAAGGAAGGCGGTATGCAAGTTTACGAAGCTAAGAGGTTAGCAAGAACTGAGGTTAGTAGAGTTCTTAACGAGGCTAGTTTCAAGGTGTATAGAGAAGTGGGAGTCAAAAAAGTCCGTTGGCTTGATTCTACGGAACAAGTAAAGCTGATTAACCGTAAGGGCAAAAGTAAAACGGTGGTATGTGACCATTGTAGAAGCTACGCTACGGGAGGCGAAAAAGGTAAAGGTATTTATCCATTAGGAAACTTACCGTCACCGATACCCGCACACCCAAATTGTAGATGTACTATCGCCCCTGTAATTGATTAAACAAAACTAAATGAACTTTGAAGGGCTTAATTGAACTTTGAAGGGCAAAGGAGATAAAGGAAATGAAAAAACAATTTAAAGGTATTCCATTAAACTTACAATTATTCGCAGACGACCCTAACGGTGGGGGTAATCCAAACCCAACTCCACCAACAATAAGTGAAGAAAACGTTACTTCATTTATCGCAAGTAACCCTGACTATCTTACAAATATCCTAGGTACAGAGATTGGTCAGAAGGCGTTGCAACCAAAACTGGATTCACACTTTTCAAAGTCTTTAGAAACTTGGAAAGCTAACAACTTAGATAAAATCGTTAACGAACGAGTAGAATCTTTATTCCCAAATGAAACTCCACAAGCAAAACAAATGCGTGAGTTACAAGCACAGATTGACAAAATCAATCAAGAGAAGAACAGGGCTGAAATGGCTACTAAGACTTTAACAATGTTATCACAGGAACAAATTCCTACTTCATTCGCTAAGTTCTTACAAGGTGCTGACGAAACTACTACACGTGCTAATATCTCAGACTTTAAACATGAGTTCTTAACTGCTTTAAACGGTACTGTTGATTCTAAATTCAAACAGTTCGGACACCAACCACAAACTCAACAAACACAACAAACTGAGAAAACGGTTGACCCAAGCAAAATGTCTTACTCAGAACGTATGGCATTATACAATTCAAACCCTAACGAGTATAACCGTTTATTCGGTTAATACCTGAAACCAAAACGGGGAGTAAGAGGCAACCCCTATCAAAAACTTTCTGAATATTCCAAAAATTTAAACTAAGGTGAGGTAACATATTATGACTACAAAAGTAACAGATTTAGTAGTACCTAAGGTAATTGGGGACGCAGTACAAAAGAAATTAGGTAAATTAATCAAGTTTGCCCCTCTTGCTGAATTAGATTCAAACTTACAAGGACACGTTGGTAACTCAATTACTGTACCGTCTTGGAACTACATTGGGGACGCTTCTGACGTAGCTGAAGGCGTTGCTATTACTGCTGAAAACATTTCTGCGGGTTCAATCGACGTAACTGTTAAAAAAGCAGTTAAAGATATCGCTATGACTGACGAATCAGTATTAGCTACAAACGGTGAAGTAGTTGGACAAGTTGAACAACAATTAGCAGTTTCTATTGCTAACAAAATTGACGAGGACGCTTTAGTACAATTAACTGCTACTGCAACTTCTGCAACTGTACCACAAATTCCACAACAAATTGCAACTGCTACAATCTCTCAATCAGGTTTAGCACAATTACGTGTTTACTTCGGTGAAGATTTAGAAGATACTTTCTTAGCTATCTCTGTTGCTGATTACGCTAAAGTTTTATCATTACCTGAATTCGTATCTGTTGAACAAGGACAAGCGTTCATGTCAGGACACGTTGGACAAGTAATGGGTCTTAACATTATCGTTTCAGGACGTTTAGCTTCAGGTAAAGCAGTTCTTTTACAACAAGGTGGTCTTGGTATCGCAATCAAACGTGAAGTTAACACAGAGTCAGAACGTGATATGACTACTCGTTCAACTCGCTTAGGTGCTGACGTACACTATGCTTGTTATATCAAAAACCCTGCTAAAGTTGCTAACATTGTAGCTTTATCATAATAACACAAAAAGGGGGAGGTTGGCAATAAC